AAAAGTTTCTCTAAAGGATTAATCGTAACATTCAAATCTGTCTTTGTAGTATCTACCCAACCAAAGTTCTTCAAGGCGAAAATCGCACCTGTCGGATTGGTTGACTGCAATTTCTCTTCGTAAGTTCGTTCTACTACCAACTTTGCTTTTTCTACTATCTCTTTAAATTCGGGCTTCTTACCGAACTTATTAAGGCTCTCTCGTGAAGAAAAACCTAAAAAGTAAGCAAGTCCTGTCCAAGTGTATAACTTTTGTGTTACTTCTTCATCGCCTTTCTTTAAGGTATAGGTGTTCGCACCCGTGTCAAAATAAGCGTCTACCTTATTACGAAACTTAAGTACCGTTTCACACCACGGCTGAACAAACTCCTTTGACCGATTAGCAACCGTATTTTCTAACCTTCGTTTTTCTCGTTCATCCTTTTCTATCAGTTCTTCGGGTGTGTAAACTTTTTTCGGTCTACCACCTTTCTTTCGTTCTTCACCTTCGGCATAAACTTTCGGCTCTTTTTTTTCTTTTGGAGGTTTAACCTTTTTCTCTTTCTTCGGTGCTTCCTTTACTATAAAGATATGTTTCGCCCTTCGACCTTTTCCTTCTTCGGTAGATTTCGGTCTGCCACGAGGTCGCTTTGGTTTTTCTTCGGGTATCTCTCTCATTCCCGTTTTGGGATTTATCTTTCCTTTTTTATTCATAAAATAAATTTTGAATTACACAAATATAACAATTTTTTACTTTGTAACAACATAGTTACTCATCGGGAACTTGTATCACATACACCCCCGAACCTTTGGAAATGTTCCTTGCGAAGTGTCCCCACGGAAGCATATCTTCTTGAATCCTACGGATTAGCGACTTCGGAGAAATTTCTTTTCCCCCGAATTTGTACTTTTTGCAGTACTCTTTTACAGTTAATATCATATAAGTTTTGTCTATTAATGGACAAAGATAATAAAATTTATTTATAAAACAACTTTGTTTCACTATCTTTATGCAAATTTTAAAAAGAAAAATTTATTATGAAAGAAAAAATCTTTACAGCGTTAAAAGCATCAGTTGTTGATGGAAATGGAAAAACCAGCATTAGCGACAGAACCCTAAATGCATACGCAGAGCGACTTAGTACACAAATTACTGAGGAATCGCAAATCGCAGAGGCTATTAAACCCGATGTTATCGTTCTAAAAGAAATCGTAGGGAATATTAGTGCAGTTGCAGCAGAGGCGGTTAAAGCCGTCAAACCCGTGGAAAAACCATTGGAAAAACCAGTCGAAAGATTAATTGACCCTAATGAACCCGCTTGGTTCACCGCTTTTAAAGAACAGCAAAGATTAGAAACGGAAGAACTAAAGTTAAAGGTAACAGGGTTTGAAAAAGAAAGAACAACAGAGGCTCTTACTTCTAAAGTTAAAAGTCGGCTAAAGGAAAAAGGTGTAGATGAAGATTGGCTTATTGGTCGCAATCTCGCAGTAGAAAGCGAAGATGTACTTGAACAAAAGGTCGATGAAGTCGCTACAAATTGGGCTACCTATGTACAACGACAAGCAGAAAAAGGTGTTGTAATAAATGTTCCACAAAACGCACAAGGTAATGTTGCCGAAGGAAAATTCGGTAGCAAAATCGCAGAACTAAAAAACGCTGGAGCATCAGACGGTGCAGAAGGCAAGAAAATTTTAATTAATAACTAATTATGCAAATAACTAACGATTCAATCGCAGGAAAGAAAGTAATCTTTGAGAGTATCTTAGATGAAATCCCAGCTGGTGTATCTCTCGTTGTGGCAGACCTTGACTACTTGACACATAATGCCAATGTAGATAAGAGGTATCTACCCGCAGGAACACCTGTTTATGTCGATATAGCAACCCGTACAGCTACGGTTTGTAAGTCGGCAATCGCACTCGCAACAAGCACAGGACAGGCGATAAAAGTGCCTAAAAACAACCATTTCAAGGTAGACGAAATCTTGAACGATGGCGTAACTTCTGCTACTATTACAAGTGTAACTACTACACAAGCCACTTACGACACTATTGCCGTAGATGCCGCTTTGATTTATGCAGAAGGTACTAAATATGGCGAAGGTTCTGCAACAGGAACTTCTACCGCTCTCTATTTAACTCCTAACGGACTTACCAAAGACACTATCTTTATTGGTGAAGGAAACGCTGATGTAGCCGTAGTTACTATGGGTACTGCTCGTGAAGCCGCACTTACTTATCCGATAAACGCTCTGTATAAGGTTGCCCTTCGTGGAGGTACAACAGGTACAGGAAAATCACTAATAACACTCGTGTAATATGAAAACACCTATTATAGAAGGTTTGACACAAGGTGATTACACCTCGTACCTCGCAAAAAGACAATTCGATGCCCTTTACTGGCCTACTTTTTTCCCTCTTAAGAAAGTAAATACTCTTGACGGAAAAACTATTATGGGAGCAGAAGGTTCTCGTGCCGCAGCTATGGTTATCTCTTACGATTCAAAAGCACCTGAACTTGGTCGTAAGTCAATACAAACTATGCACTTTGACATTCCAAAGGTAGCTATCAAAAGAGTAAAATCAGAAATGGACATACTCGAACACCAAATCACAAGAGCGATTCAAGGCAACGATGCCGTTATCGAAGATTACTTCAATGATGCCGACTTCGTAGTAAATGCCGTTAAGGCTCGTGAAGAGTGGTTCGCTTTGACAGCACTTTCAACAGGTTCGATACAACTCTCGACTACTAACAACCCTATGGGTATAGTAAACGAAACAGTTATCGACTTTGGTATGAATGCCGCTAATAAGAAATGGGTTTCAGCCGTATGGGCAGGAACAGCAACTAAACTTGTAACCGACTTCACAGCCGTAGCGAAAGCAGGTCGTGCATTAGGACTACAATTCAAGTATGCCTTTATGAACCAAGCAGCTTTTGACCTTGCAATAGCAGGAACAGAACTGATTGCATTCTTCACAGGTATCAATAGCACCGTTAACCCTATCGACCTTGCTTCTGTAAACCGCCTTCTTGCTGCTCGTAACTTGCCGCAGATAGTGATTATAGAAACCTATGTTGGAATAGAGAATAAAGCAGGTACTACTACACTGGTTAATCCTTGGAGTGATACACACGTTCTCTTTACTCCTGAAATAGTACAAGGTGCGATGTTCAACGGCCCGATTGCGGAAGAGATTGAAAAACCTCTTGATGTAATTCAAGCTAAGAAAGGAAATGTACTTGTTTCTGTGAAAAAAGGATTTGACCCTGTTAATGTAACAACCAAAGGTGAAGCTAATGTATTCCCTTCTTGGCCTAATGTTAATCAGTGCTTCAATATGTACACAGGTAGCACTTCAGCTTGGGCATAATGACAAATCTTGCGGCAATAAAAGCCAAACTTAACTTTCCGCTATCCGATGATGCTTATTCACTTGCGTTGTTGGATAGGGGACTTGTTTCGGCTTCGACTTATGCCGTTACAGATAAACGGTCATTGGAACTCACTTGGGCAGACCTTGTCTATACCTTAGCATCTACTCCTAATACCACCGAAGGCGGTTACTCGATAAGTTTTTCTAATCGTGGCGACCTCTTGAAAGCAGCAGAAGGAGTTTACCTAAAGTATGGTATTCGTAATCCACTAAGACCTATTGCAACCTTTAAATCGAAATTCTAAATGACACAGTACCCAGATAGCATAGTATTAACCGTAATTACTCCCGCAAGTCAAGATACCACAACAGGTATTTGGACAGAAGGAACAACCACAGTATTACCAAGCAAACCTTGTCGTCTTGAACCTAACGGAACGGGTCGGCAGGTGATGGGTGATGATGGTGTGCTTCGTGATTACGCTTATACTTGTTATCTTCCGCAAATGACTACCGTTGTTCCGACAGGCTCTACTTATGTAGCGACTACCTTGAATAATGGTACGATTTCGGGAACTGTGAAACGACCAAGTAACGGACAATTAAACTCTCGACTATGGCTTTAAATACCGATTATAATTCCGCTAATTTCCTTCTGCAACTGAAAAATGATGTAGAAGTGGGTTATGCTACGATTATACCCGAAATGATAAGAGTTTGCAAAGAGTTTCTTGTTAGTACAAGGGGGCAGTTACAAGACCATTCGATGCACACTTACTTAGACCAAACGAAACAACTTCGTGGCTCACTTGCTGCGTATATATTCCGTAATGGACTTTTGATATGGTCAGATGGTGGAAAAAACGATGTTGTAAGTCGTCAAATAATTCGTGAACAGATAGCATTGACCCCTTCGGGTTTTGACATTATTGGGATAGCATCGAAAGAGTATGCGTCTTGGGTTGAATCGAAGGGGTATAATGTAATGACTAATCAAGGAGAAGTATTTCTTTTCGATATGGGCAAAGTGTTCACTAAACTTGGATACTCGAACATAGGTGCGTTACAATTAAAATCACCAACAAAAGCAATAACAAAAGTTAGCTATGGCAGAATATAAATCATCGGACTATGTAATAGGTATAGTAATGGGGCTTTTAAGTTCTATCACTAAACCTAAGTACAGAAACAATAAACCTACGCTTATTCAACCTAATGAATACATAGTGATAAACACACTCGGAATAAATGCCGACACGATGCAGAAAT